TTGTTATAATTTTATTATGAAATTTACTCTTGCTATAGGAAATCCTCCTTATGGTGTAGGAGGGAATCTTGCTATAAAGTTTTTAAATAAAACGTCTGAGATTACAGATGATATTAGGTTTGTATTACCTACATCTATTAGGAAACCTTCGTCTCAGAATAAAGTTAAACCATATCTTCACTGTGAGATTGATGAAGATTTAGATCATGCTACATTTCCTGGTGGTATTAATGCTGTAAAACAATATTGGAGAGTGAAAAACTCTTCGAGATTTGAAATAGGAGTGAACGAGATTCCTATGCATACTGAACATCCAGATTTTGAATTTCTAGATTATAAAGATAGATTTGAAGCAGATGTTTTCGTTGGTGAATATGGATGTGGTCCTAGTGGAGTAGTAAAGACTGAGAACTTTACACATTATGCTAAGGGGCATCATTTTCTAAGTGCTAAATCACCAGAAGTAATTAAGAATTTAGTTGAGTTTGCTCCTAAGTTTAGAGAAGTTGCCACACAATGTAATGGTCGGTATCATTTTGGAAAGAATGATTTGATTACAACTTATATTCAATGTTTAGATGAAAAAGAACAAGCATAATATAGAGTCTGGATCTAGTATTGAAAGATCTGATGAGAGAATAAAAGAAACTCAGGAGGTATTCACACCCTCTGAATTGGTAGAATCAATGATAGATGATATTCATATTGATTTATTGAAAGATCCTAGCAGTAAATTCATTGATAATTCAGCAGGGTGTGGCAATTTCTTGGTTGGACTAAAGGAAAGACTCTGTTTGTACCATACTGAAAAGCATGTATTGAATCACATGTTATATGCTGTAGAGATACTAGAGGATAATCATAAGGAACTTTGTGGTCGTTTGGGTGTGACAACTCATCATCCGCACTACGTTTGTGCAAATGCTCTGGAATACGACTATAGTTTTGGAGAACCGATAGGAGTAGAGCAATTCTTTTGATTTCAACATATAGTTGACATCATTTGGATATGGTGCTATATTAAGATCAAGTTTCACAACCTTCTTTTTGGAAACTGAAACGTGTACAACCGTAACCTTCTTTTTGGAAAACGGGTATTTTCGATTTAAAGATGACAATTAAAAATAAAATGGGTGAGTACGTCCCATTTGAATTAGGTGCTTCTCTTAAGGAAGTAATTAGAACGTATTGGTTGGGATATGACGAGTATTCCACTATAGAAGAATTGTATTGCCAGAGGGATACCGAAGGTAGATTTAGCAAAGCAAAATCGTATCTCTCAAGATTCATACCAGAACATGCTGTAGTTACCATTGGGGTACTTACAGAATCAGATACTATGAACGGTAAAAGATATAAGGCAGGTAGTAGATTTAGGGTCGATTCAAACACAAGAGCATTTTGTTGGGGTAATGGACACTCTGATAAGATCCCTCAAGAGGTTTGTGTTATTGAATTTAGTTTTCCATCTTTTGCTAGACTAAAAGAGTGTTATGACACTTATGATTCTATCAATGCTACTGAAAAGAATCAGGAGAAGTTTTATGGAATAATTACTGGTATGTGTAATTACAATCCAACTTCTAAAAAAGTTAAGAAGGGTGTTGTTATTACTGCTTTGAATATGGCATCTTCTTGTTTCCAACCTGATGTTTATACCAGTAAAGCACCTTCAACTGAGGCATTACCTGGTCAGACATTTTTCTTTATTGATGAGATAAAAGCATTTGACCAGTTGATTAAGAATGAATCAAACTGGAACCAAACTTGGACATGTGCTGCTTTAATGGCAATGAAGAAGTATGGTACTGATGATGAAAAATTGAATGAAGGACTTCTCCGCTTAGACAATAAGCAATCAAATACTATTCCTACTGAAAAGGATGGTATGACACATATTGTAGAAGAGTGGAAAACTGATTCTTTCTTAGGTGAAAAGGGTACAAGATATTCTCAGTTTGAAAATCAAGTTTCATACTGTCTCTATTGTATTGATAAGTGGATGAAAGATGTTCCTTTTCAGAAAATAGGTAATAACTGGAAATCAACTGCTTCTAAGTACAAAGATAAAGTAACCCTACACCAGTTCATGTAGTGTCACAAGACCCCTTCGGGGGTCTTTTTTTATGCTATAATATATTCAACTGAGAAACATTGATGCCTTTACGTCCACACCAATTTGATGCTACTAAGGCAATGTTTCAACATTCTAAGGGTCAGATCATCATCCCTACAGGTGGTGGTAAGACTATGTGTATGATTGATGATGCCGAACAGCGTTTTAGATCAACTATTGGAGATACTATTGTTGTAGTCGCACCACGCATACTATTAGCAGAGCAATTATCATCTGAGTTTCTTGAGATTCTTGATAATGTATCTGTGATGCATGTTCATAGTGGAGAAACCTATCATTATAGTACCACAAATAGTCATAAGATAAGAGTATGGAATAATAATACTGTAGGCAATAAGATTATATTTACTACATATCATTCACTCCATAGGATAGTGGAGTCTGATATATCTATAGATACCATTTACTTTGATGAGGCACATAATAGTGTTCAACGAAACTTTTTCCCTTCTGTGGAACATTTTGCAACTGTGGGTTCTAACAGGTGCTATTTCTTCACTGCTACTCCTAAGCATAGTACTACTGTTAAAAAAGCTGGAATGAATAATAGAGAGGTATATGGTGATGTAATTATTAATGTACCAGCACCTAAGTTAGTTGATGAAGGTTATATACTACCACCTAAAGTTGAGGTGTATAAGAGTCGTTTACTTAGAAAGGATGAGATCTATTCTGAAGTAGAGTCTGAGCATATGATTGGTGCTATTGATAGATTAGAAGTAGATAAGGTTCTGATCTGTGCTAAGTCTACCAGACAGATTACTAATCTTTTATATGCCTCTAAGTTTCAGAATGAACTTGTTTGGCGTGGTTATTCATGGATGACTATTACATCAAAGACAGGTGCTATCATTGATGGTGAGAAGGTAGGTAGAGATGAGTTCTTTAATGTTCTCAATGCGTGGGGTAAGGATGATGATAAGAAGTTTGTGGTATTGCATCACAGTATATTGGCAGAAGGTATAAATGTTAAAGGATTAGAAGCAGCATTGTTTATGCGTAATATGGATTACATTACTATATCTCAAACGATTGGTAGAGTAATTCGTTTAGGTAATGCTAAGAAAACTCATGGCAAAGTATGTGTTCCTGTGTATAATAATGTAGGAATCTCTACTGCCAGAAGAGTTGAGGCAGTTGTTGATACTGTATTCAACAGGGGTGAACCTGCTATTTCAGTTGTAACACGATGAACATCTTTGTAACTAACCCTGATCCACATAAAGCTGCTACTGAACTACCTGACAAGCATGTGGTTAAGATGCCATTAGAAACTTGCCAGATGCTTTCTATCATATATTCTAAGTGGTATTATGATTGGGGTGAGATACATAAAAAAGATGGTACACCATACAATACAGAGAAAGGTGCTTTCCGTAATCATCCTTGCACTAAATGGGCAGCAGATAGTATATTCAATACTGCTTGGTTGATTCAACATGGATGTGCATTAGTAGATGAATACAATTATCGTTATGGTAAATTGCATGGATGTCATAAAGCATTATTTGAAGCAAAGAAAACATTTCATAGATGTGCTGGTGAGGTCATTACTTGCTATTGTATGGTAGAATGGTTCACAAGAGCTATGCCTGATGAGTTTAAGAAAGATAGAACTATCGACACCTTTACTGCTTATCAAAAGTATATCAATTCTAAACCTTGGGTAAAGGATAATTACCTACGCAAACCTGAACGTAAACCTAATTGGATTCAATGAACGATAGAAGTGATTTAAGAGATACAATTCTATTTGGGGATTGTCGTGAAACATTACCTATGTTTAATGTTAAAGCGAGGATGTGTGTTACATCTCCACCTTACTATGGTCTGAGAGATTATGGTGGAGAAGATTCACAGATAGGACAAGAGCAAAGTCCTGAAGAGTTTATTGATGAGTTAGTTAAAGTATTCAGAGAAGTAAG